GCATTGCCTCTTCGTAATATGATAAGTTTGATCGCTGCGGCATCAATAGCAACATGGGCTTATTTTGGTATCGTAGAAAGATTAAATAATCTTGAAACGTCTCAAACTATGATGAAATCAGATCTCGAATTTAATACTGAGTTTCGTATCAAGTGGCCTCGAGGTGAGATGGGTAGTTTACCTGCTGACTCAGAACAGTTTATGATGATTGAACATTTGGCAGCAGAGCTTGAAAAGTTAACAACAGAGATTGAATCTGGTGAAGCACCATTTGATCAACAACAAAAGTTGCAAATTGATTTTATGTTAAAACGCATTGAAAACTTAGAAGCAACGCATGAAAAGATTCGTAATGACATCATGGATCTAATACACACAAATAGTAATATGAGACCGCCATCGGCAAATCAAGATCACTCGGGGCACTAACATGGCAACAGGAACGTTTTTTGTATTATTAATGTTTTTCGGTGAACCGTCAAGTCTTAAAGAATACACTATACGTGAAAGTATGAGTGAGTGCCTTAGTGCGAAACGAACTATCGAACGTACACTACGCGGCGGTAGATCAAAAGAATACGGCGGATCAGTACGAGTATCGTGTAAAAACTTAGAAGTAGAACATGATGCAGATTATAATATTATAAGATTTGTAGACGATTTAGATAAGGTATTAGGTCCACATGGCTGATTCAACTGATCAAAGGCTCGAACGTATCGAAGAAAAACTAGATCAGCTAACTGATGCAATGATTTCGCTTGCTCGTGCTGAGGAGAAACTTGCGCAGATGGCAAAGAACCAAGATAATCACCATCAGAGAGTTAATAGACTTTCTGAAAAATTAGATGAAATTGAAAAGAAGGTTGATGAAAATCATCGTACAGTATGTCTTATAAATAAACTAGTATATGCTGCTCTGATCGCAGCTGTTGGAGCGTATGTGGCTCAAATCATATAGGAGAAAGTAATGTTCGATAAGAACCCATTTAATGAGTATAGGGCCACTCAACAACAGGTCCAAGAAAATAAATTCCTAATACCTGAAGAAATTCCAGCACAGGAACGTACTGCATTTCACGGTGCTGCAGCTGCGGCGCATAAGGCAGGTAAATCACACTTTAATTTTGGTGGTAAGAAGCATCCTGTAACCATGAAGAAGGATGCAGCAAAAGCAATTGCTGATGATGTTAAAGAAGGCATGTATAAAGATATGGACACAGAAAAAGGTGAACCAAATCCACGATCTGATACCAAAGTAGCATCTGACTTTAAGAAACGTCGTAAAATGAATAAGCCTAGTAAAGCAGAAGGCGGCGGGAAAGAAGGTGATGTATCTATGAACCCTAAAATGGATTCTGAAAAGAAAGAACAGAAAGAGTCAAAGATTCGTTCGGCTCTAAAATCCGTATTGGTTGAAAAAGAGAATCATTCACCGAATCAGGATAAAGCAGAAAAGATCAAGGATGCACGTAAAGGTAAGGGTGCAGAAGACATGATGGCTGCTGCAGATGCAGAAATTGCCAAAGGTCCTGATGCACATTTAAATGAGCCAGAGATTGATAAAGAAAACTTTAAGAAGATGACTTCTAATGTCAAGAAATCAGCTATGCGTTCGAACGATAACCCAAAGGGTGATTCAAAGGTTGTTCCTGCTGGTACTCAATTTAAAGATCCTGCTGCAATGAAAGCAGAATCATATGATAAAATGTCTGGACTAAAAGCAGCATATGCTTCAATGTATCAGACCGAAGAACCTGTTGAAACTGAAGAGGTAAAAGATGCAGATTAAAAAAGGACCAAAGGGTGCACATCCAACGCCACGTGGTTGGGTCAATGCTAAAGGTGAATTGTTAAAGTCTCAAAGGATTACTGAAGAGCAAATTGCAGAATGGAATGAAAAAATGAACCCTACACCAAAGGCGAAGCCACAACCAAAAATTCTTCGTGAAGCTCCTGTCACAGTTGAAGAAGTAATCAAAGAAACTTTTGTCGATGAAGATGCAGAGGTTATTGAAGAAGACGAAGATAAGTAATATATAATCTTTGTAATGGAAAATTTAACTGATAGCACGTTGCTTGTTTACGCAGCAAAACATTATTATAATCCTCAGTTTACAGACGAGGAAGAATTTTTTGAAGATCTCAAAAGATTCAAATATGTGAAAAGACTTGTGAACAGATATCTAGAGACCGATGAGTTTCCTCATCGGCTTCTCTTAAATCATATTATAGTTATATTTAATGTTTTCGGCATTGAAGCATCGCTTGCTATCTTAGAGTTAAGATTAGAAGATAGACACTGGCCAGTAATTAAACCAATTTTGCTATATTTAAGTTACATTCGTAATGATCAATATACCGGTATGCCAATGGATCCATATGTAGTAGAGTTTTTAAGGAAAATATAATGGGACTGTTAAAAAGAGCAGCTGATTTAACCTACACTTTTAGATTCATACGTATGTTAGTACTTGATTGGAAGGAGTGGGATGCTTATAAATTTGGTATCATTAATGAAGAAGGCAAGAGAGACAGAAATGTCAAACTTGATACCTCGGAAAAAAAGGCAGCTTACACGCCTTTTATCAGATTATGCGCGAACATTAAACGATTGGTTGCGAATATTCCTGGTGGTGGGTCTAAGCTCGGTTCTTTTGCATCTGCTTTGTATCTCATTAAAGAACATTATGGATTAACTGACAAAGAATTAGATAGAATTAATAGCAAGCTTGGTATTGATTCTCTTGATGTTGTTTTAGAAAGCAGTGATTGGTTTCTTTTAGATGATGGTTCTATTAGTCCAGGCATCTATAGGATTAAAGAGCATAAATTAATTGCAAAAACTTGTGATGAGATAGTATGGGCAAAAGATGAGATTCGTATACAAGATGACTGTCAACCCGTGGGTGATGTGTTTGGTATACCTATTTACGAAGCAACTCATATGAAAACAAATCAAAAAATATTCATTACAGTTAGCGAGATTTATAAATGACTCAAATAAAAAAGGAAATGGTAACAACAGCCGCCATACCAGATCCAAAGGCAACTGCTATGGGTCCTCGGTTTAAACCAAGAACCGTACATGATCGTCGGAAGAAAAAAGGTAAGCCGATGATGTTAAAAAGATTTAGAGATTATTATAGTGAAAAGGGTATAGGATAATGCTTTCAATATTAGGATCACTGATCGGTTTCGCTTCATCTGCTGTGCCTGCGATTACAGATTCGTTTAAGGACAAAGCAGATAAGAAGCATGAAATTGAAAAGATGAAGACAATGGCCGAGCTGAGAGCTCAAGGCTATGACCATGAAATTAAAGTCTACGAACAGATGGGTGCAGACAAAGAGCATGATCGTCTGATTCAACATGATATAAGTATTAACAAAGGAACGGGGTTTATTTCTGGATTGCAGAGATCTGTACGACCAGTAATTACCTATGCGTTCTTTGGACTATTCGCTACTATTGAAATTACGCTTTTAATGGAAGCACTTGAAAAAGGAACCGAATTTTCTGAAGCAATTCAGTTATTATGGGATGAAGATACAAAGGCAATCTTTGCAGCTATCATTTCATTTTGGTTTGGTTCTAGAGCAATTGATAAAGCAAGGAAAAGATAATGCAAGACTTGAGAGATGATATTTTAGCAGCCTTTGAATCACACGCTAAAGGCCATGTAGATAAACATAGAATGAATGTTGAAGTATACCTATCACATCCAGTTGGTGTAGGCGAACATCCGGACATTATGGAAGCAATTGAAAAAGAAATGGAAGAAATTGCTCGATATGAGGATATGTTAGAAATTCTTTATAAGTATTTCAAAGATTAGAAAATACTTTTCTATAAAATAATCACCCTAGGTAGTCATTTAACTGTTTACAAGACACGCGTTTTGATATATAATACTACCATAAGTAAAAAAACAATCATATATCGAGGTATCAAATGGCTACACCAAATGTAGACACACGAGAGTTTTTGTCTCAGACCAAGTTTTACGAAGGCTACTCGCGTTTTAAAGAATACGGGAATGGCGGTTATGAATCGTGGAATGAAGCGGTTGATCGTGTGCTCGAAATGCACGAAGAAAATTATGCTCAAAACATTGATAAATTACGTGACTACATTGAAGAAGCTCGTACTGCTTATAAAGAACAGCGTGTACTCGGAGCTCAGCGTGCTCTACAATTTGGCGGTGAACAGTTAATGAAACATCAGATGAGAATGTACAACTGTACCTCATCTTATGCAGATCGTCCAGAATTCTTTGGTGAATATTTCTATATTCTCCTTTGTGGCGCTGGAGCGGGTTTCTCTGTACAGGAACACCATGTAGCAAAATTGCCAAAAATTCAACAGCGTACAAAACAAGCAAAGGGTTATATTGTAGAGGATTCAATCGAAGGTTGGGCATCTGCACTTGACGTATTGCTTTCATCATACTTTGTAGGTGGTGGTAAATTTCCTGAGTATGAGGGTCGTAGAGTATTCTTTGATCTTACAAACATTCGGCCAAAAGGCGCAAAGATTTCTGGTGGATTTAAAGCTCCTGGCCCAGAAGGTCTTCGTAAATCACTTGATAAAATTGAATTAATCTTACAAAGTCTTGTTATTGATTCAAAAGAACCAATTGACATTCGTCCTATTACTGTATATGATATTTGTATGCATGCAGCCGATGCCGTTCTATCAGGCGGTGTTCGTCGATCTGCAACTATTTGTCTTTTCTCACCAGAAGATGATGAGATGATGACTGCTAAAACTGGTAATTGGTTTATGGATAATCCACAGCGCGGTCGTTCAAATAACTCTGCAGTGATTGTACGTGATGAAGCAACACCTGAAATGTTTGCAAAGATCATGGAATCTGTAAAATCTTTCGGTGAGCCTGGTTTCTATTTCACTACATCAAAAGAACATACTACTAATCCTTGTGTTGAGATTGGTATGTATCCACAGATTGATGGTAAGTCTGGTTGGCAAGGTTGTAATCTAACCGAGATCAACGGCGGTATGTGCACAACAGAAGAAGATTTCTATAAAGCATGCCGTGCAGGCGCTATCCTCGGCACACTACAGGCTGGTTACACTGATTTTAGATTCCTATCACCAACTACAAAAGAAATATTCGACAGAGAAGCTTTGCTCGGTGTTTCTATTACGGGTTGGATGAACAACCCTGAGGTACTATTCAATGAAAAGATTTTGGAAAAAGGCGCAAAGATCGTCAAAGATGTTAACAAAAAAGTCGCAGCTATTATTGGTATTAATCCTGCCGCTCGGACTACTTGTGTTAAGCCTAGCGGTAATGCTTCAGTCCTTCTCCAAACAGCGTCTGGTATCCATGCTGAACATTCGCCGAGATATATTCGCAACATTCAGATGAATAAAGAATCTGAAATTACACAGGCGATCGTTAAGTCAAATCCATATATGATTGAAGAATCTGTATGGTCTGCAAACGGTACTGATGTTGTGATTTCATTTCCTATTATTCCAAACAAAGGTTCAATGTATAAAGACGAATTACTTGGTGTAAAACATCTTGAGCTTGTAAAGAAAGCTCAGAAACACTGGGTAATTGCAGGTACAAATGAAGATCTTTGTGCAGATGAAGGTGTTCGTCATAATGTATCGAATACTATTATCGTTGATGATTGGGATGAAGTAGAGAAATATGTCTTTGAGAATCGTTATTCATTCTCTGGTATTTCATTCTTATCTGCAATGGGTGATAAAGATTATAATCAAGCACCAAATACTGCAGTGATTGATGAAAAGCAAATGATTAAAAAGTATGGTCCTGCGGCTATCTTTGCATCAGGCCTTGTAGTAGATGCGATGAAAGTATTCCCAAATCTATGGGATGCATGTTCTACGGCTCAAGGTTATGGTTTAGATATTTCTCTTGAATCATCTGAAAATTCTGCAAGACAGGATTGGGTAAGACGATTTGAAAACTTTGCAAATAACTATTTGAAGGGCGATATTAAAGAAGCCGAATATTGTTTGAAAGATGCATATCTTTTCCATAAGTGGAATAAAATCCAACAGAACTTAGCACCAGTAAATTGGAATGAAGATCTTACAGAACAAGTATTTACTGATGTAGATACTATGGGTGCAGCAGCCTGCGCAGGCGGTGCTTGTGAGATCGATTTTTAATGAGTGAGTGGAAGATAGAATGTGAAGAGTGCGATAATGAATCCGTCATTATCGCTTATGAGAAACCAGAATTCTGCCCTATCTGCGGAAGAAGAGCAAATGCGGAGGATGTCGATTATGAAGATTATAAACTGGATCCTGAATATCTTTAAGATTGAAACCGGTGATATGGCAAAGCACCGTTTACACAGCACAAAATATGAGGACTTGTGTAAGTAATATATAATGTATGTGGTTATATAATGAACAGCCTTACGATGAAACCCCAGATGAGTACCAAGGATTTGTGTACCTTATCACAGAACTGGATACAAACAAAAAGTATATCGGTAAAAAGAACTTCTGGCGGCCTAAGGTATTACCAAAGAATAGCAAGCGAACTCGACGGCAAAGAACCAAAGTCGAGTCCGACTGGCGAGAATATTATGGATCTAATAAGGAACTTCAATTACTCGTTGAACAGCGAGGGCAAGATCGTTACAAAAGAGAGATCCTAATACTTTGTAGAACAAAAGGTGAGATGTCATATTATGAAGCTAAGCTTCAATTTAAGCACGATGTTCTATTACGTGACGATTACTATAATGAGTTTATCGGCTGTAAAATACATTCGAAACATTTACCTAAGCAAGAGGCAAAATAACTGTGTACATTTACGGAAAAGCGTGATATAATAATCCTATAATAAAAGTAGGAGCTTATTTATGATTCTTGTCGATTTCTCTGGCATCGCTATTGCCACTATTGCAGTCAATAAAATCAATGATGAAAGTATGCTTCGTCATATGATTCTTAATTCACTTCGTATGTACAATAAGAAGTTCAAAGACAAGTACGGTCAAATGGTACTTGCCTGTGACTCATCAAGCTGGCGTCGTGATTACTTCCCACAATACAAAGCAAATCGTCGGTCAGGTCGTGATGAATCAGATTTCGATTGGGCAGAAGCATTTCGTATC